TAAGAGACTTCTCGCGCGACTACCGGGGTATTAACCTTGATTGTTACTGGTGTTTGAGCCTGTGGATAAGTCTACCGTTTGCTTTATGTTTAACGTCAGGCTGGAGCGTACTACTTTACTGGTTCGGTCTTGCCGGTGCTGCTAATGTGTTAAATGAGGTGCTAAGTGATCGTACATAACCCCAACAACGAACTTCCTGACAATTGGGAAGAATTAACGCCGGCAATAAAAAGCTAGAGGAAAGCTACATGGCAAATCCAGAAAATTTGATACCAATCACAAGCGAGACTGCAAAGGAGCTAGGCGCTAAAGGCGGCAAGAATAAGGCTGGCTCTAAGCATTTGAAAACTCTTATACAAGACATCGGTAATGATATAGATTGGGACAAAACTACTCTCAAGAACAAAGACCAGATGAACCAACTATACGGCAAGAACGGCTGGACAGCTTTGACGTATGTTGCTTTTACTAAGGCAATGGCTGGCGATAGCAAGGCTATGGACTGGCTAGCTAAGAACGGCTATGGTCAGAATATAGATATAACAAGTAACGGCGAAACTATTAAGGGAGCCACAATTGAATTCGCAGACCACCCAAAAGCCGAAGATAACAATTCCTAGCTTTCTCAAAGAGGCTTATCTAGACGATAGAGATATTGTAGTTGTTAAAGCTGGCAGACGTACTGGCAAGACCTATAACTTTGTAATCTGGTTACTACAGGAAATGGACAGCCTACCAGGCGAGGGCGCTTTGTGGGTAGATACTGCTCAAGGGAATATACAGAAGTACGTTGATAGATACTTTGCTCCTCAACTAAAACTTATGAATCACTGGCAAGATTGTAATTGGAACTCACAGCGTAAAGTCCTACACCTTTACAATGGTGCATACATCGACTTTGGTAGTGCCGAACGCCCAGAGCTTATGGAGGGGTTTGGATATGCTCGTGCCGTACTGAATGAGGGTGGTCTTATCTTTAAGAAAGCAAACCTCTGGGATAACACTATCTACCCCATGATTAAGCAAGCTAAGACAAGAATCATAGGCACACCGAAAGGCAATAACAAATTCAAAGAGCTATATGCCGCCAATCCTCACTATTCGTTTAGTGCATACGATTCTCCGTTTTGGACAGAGCAAGAGATTGAAACAGCCAAAATACAAATGACACAAGAAGCATTTAGACAAGAGATGTTAGCCGACTTTATTGAGGGGGCTGGTGCAGTGTTCCGCAACATTAACGAGTGTGCTGGAGGCAAGGAGCTAACCGAGCCAGCAGACGGTAGATATGTGCTGTCTGTAGACCTCGCAAAACACCAAGACTTTACAGTTATATTCATTGGCGACATGCAAACTAAATCAATCGTGTACATGGAGAGGTTTAACCAGATAGATTGGGGGCTTCAGAAACAACGTATTATCAACGCCTATCATAAGTTTAAGTGCACCAGTGGGATAGTAGACGCTACAGGTGTTGGCGATAGTGTGTATGACGACCTTGTAACCGCTGGGCTTAATGTAGAGGGCTTTAAGTTTACCGGTACAAGCAAACAGGAGCTAGTAAGCAACCTATCAGTAGCAATGGATAATCAGGAGATAAGTTATCCACCATTTGAGGTATTGATTAACGAGCTATCTATCTACGCGTATGAGCAACGAGCCAACGGTAGCTTTAGTTATTCAGCGCCCGAGGGTTATCACGATGATACTGTTATGGCACTTGCTTTGATAAACAGATTATTTACTAAAAAGGTAATGGCCTGGGCTGCCCCTGAATTTTAACCTGGTCTGGTATACTTATAATATAAGCCTTAACACAAGGAAACTACTTTGGATATTCTTAAATTCCTAGCCAAAAAGCCCGTTAAAGCACAGAATGCTATCCTAGACGCTTCGGACTTGGTAGGCTGGCACACTGTTAGCTCAACAATGAATCTTTATGCAAGCGACAAGTATGAGAATGGTTACTCATCAATCCGCGCCATTGCTAACAGGTTTATGACACTCCGACCTTTCGCGATTGACGCAAACGGCGAACCCTTAACTACTCCACCGAACGTAATTAACTGTTTGGCACGACCTAACCAAGATATGTCAGGTGTAGACTTCCGTGATGCCCTCGCAGTGATGACTATGGTGCATGACAACGTATATATTCTTGTCTGGGAACGATTTGGCAACGAAGTCCGACCAGCCAGCGAGAATGTACGCGAAGACCGCATTGCAGGCTTTACGTTCCTTGAGAACGTGCTTGAAGTAACGATTGATAACCAGACCACTTACGAAGTCTATACCAACGGCAACAAGCGAGTGTACTACCCTTACCAAGTTATTGATTTGCATGACGTAAACCCAGGCAACCTCGCTAAAGGCTATAGTCAATCACGTGCCGCAAGACGCTGGACTCGCATTGACGACTATATTGCAGACTACCAAGGTGGATTCTTTGAGAACGGCGCAGTCCCAGCAGGGCAGTTTATTATCACAGCCCCAACCCCTCAAGAGTACAAAGATATTGTTAAGAACCTCAAGAAGAAGCACCGCGGAGCCAACGCTAACAACAATGTAACCTATACCTATGCCCCTATCGACCCTAGTACCGGTAAGCCAGGTCAAGCAACTATTACATGGGTGCCGTTTAACACCACCAACAAAGACCTGGCACTTAAAGACTTGTTCGAGCAAGCTAACAAGAAGATTGACTCTGCTTACGGCGTGTCGGCGTTTATCCGTTCGATTGACGAAGCACCTAACTTTGCTACTGCCCAGGTTATTGAGCGTAACTTTGTCGAAAACACGGTGCGACCTTTCGCTATTAAGAAGTGGGGTCGCTTCCAACACGAACTAAACCGTATCACGAACGGTCTGGGATTTGGTATATCGTTTAAGCTGCCTATTCCCCATATTGCCGAGGAGCAGAAATCAACCGCCGAAACGAACAAGATTATCTGGGAAACTGTACGAGACATGGTAGACGCTGGGTATACTTACGACAGCGCTATCAAAGCCCTATCTTTGCCGCCTACTTGGGCGCTGCTTCAGGAGGGCGAATCAACCGAGACTGTTATTGAGAATGATAAGCCAGAGGTAGACGAGGGCAACGAGGTTACTGAAACACCCCCAACGACCCCTAATAACAAGTTCAATAACATGACACCCGAAGATATGCCAGGCTTTGAGCAACGCCTTAAAGAGCCAGCTCGCGTACTCATGGAGCGACAAATCGAGCGTACCATTGCTTCACTTGACCCCTCGGCAGAAACAACCGAAGCCAGCGAAGAAGATAAAGACGAGTTCGTAACCGAGATGATGATTATTATATCCGCCATTCTCCTGTACGGTGGGATTCAGCAATGGGAAGACGGTAAAACCTTACTGCGTGAAGCTGGTGTTGACCCCGATAAGATACCAAGCGAAGAATACACCCTACCTAAAGGTGCAGAGAAGCGCTATAAGGACTACTTAGCTACTGTCGCGGATTCGTACACGGAAGATACCGCTAAAGCCATTCGTAGCGTCTTAGAACGCTCACAAGTAGACGGCTGGAGTCGTACAACACTTGAGAATAACTTGCGTAACATCAACAACCTCGACCAATGGCGTGTAGACCGTATTGCAAAGACCGAAGTCAACCGCAGTGGTGCATTATCCAGTGTTGAATCAATGACCAAACTTGCAGACCAAACTGAAGTAACTGTTGAAAAGTCGATGATGAGTACATCGGGAAGCCCTTGCGTGTTCTGCCAGCAGTTTATCGGGGTATGGATACCAGTAGACTCGATAATGGTTGAAAAGGGTGCAACAGTGGTCGCTTCAGACGGCAAGACCTTTGTTAACAATTGGGATAACAATGCAGCACACGACTTACATCCAAACGGCAATTGTGTTCCGATTTTCAGGGTAGCTTCATGAAGATAAACTGTAAACACTGCAACCGCTACCTATTCACTGCTACTAATAGCATGATTGCAGAAGATGTAATATGCAGCTCAAGCAAGTGCAAGGCGCACATGAATTTTAGTATCTTGTTTGCTACAGACGCTACAGAGGCACAACTACGGCACACATTTACGGCTAAAGAAACACAACCAAAGGAGGTTAAATAATGGAAACTATCGAGATCAACTACGGAGCCACTGAAAACTTTATTGTTGAAGATAGCGAGGCTTACTCTGTATCACTGTATATAGCCGAAGATAAAGACAGCCCAGCCGTACTAGTGGTTGGCCCAGAGCTGTTTGTTGAGGGGCAAGCACAGATTGAAGTTACTGCTGATATACCTGTAGGCGATTATATTTACGAGTTCCGCTTCTTTGACGAAGACGGTAACTATGAGAACGTAAGCCGTGATGATTGTGACGGCGATGAGTGTGAGTTTGGCACACTGACTATCTGTCCCTCGATACTAGGGGAGTCGAGCTAATGGCGTACCTGGTAAAAGTAAACCAGGTTAATAGAACCTATACGATCAAGCGTATCGAACGCAAGATTGTGGTGGGTCGTTCAGGTCGCCGCGGATTACCTGGGCCACAAGGCGAACCAGGCGTAGGCGTACCAACAGGCGGTACTACAGGCCAGATACTCGCTAAGAACTCAAACACGAATTATGACACTGAATGGGTGAACCAAGCGGCTGACGCTGTTACCTCGGTAAACAGTCAAACTGGTGTAGTAGTACTTGATACTGATGACATTGCCGACACCGCTACCAACCGCTATACAGACGATACCGCTATCGCGCGACTTGCTAACACATCGGGAACAAACACAGGCGACCAAGATTTATCTGGCTTAGTACCGTACACAGGCGCTACTAGCGATGTAAACCTCGGCACATACAAGATAACTACGTCAGCAGTTCAAGCTAACTCATCGGCTGGTGGCGCAATTAAATCAAGTTCAGGTGCAAACGTTGCTGAATTTGGTGCTGGTGGTGGGCAGAACATAACCTTTGAAGACGGCGTGAAACTCAACGCTGGTACTGCCTCGCGTATACTCGCTACTGACGCAAGCAAGAACATACAATACCTCGACACTACTACCTATCCGTCTTTGACCGAGCTTAGCTACTTAAAAGGCACTACAAGCGCCGTACAGACACAAGTAGACGCTAAGGTAGCTAAGGCTGGCGATACTATGACAGGTACGCTAACAACTTCAGGTGCTTTAGTGGCAACAGGTAACTATTCAGCTATCCCAGCCACTCCAGGTGTATACGCTGGAATACCAACGGGTCTAAGCCCACGCTTCACTATGGCTCCGTCATCGGGGTCTGTCCGAGCAGTTGACAATAACGTTGGTACTATAAGGTTCATAAACTCAACCTCTGGCACAATTCAAATGATAAGCAACTCAGTTGGGCTATTCGCTTTTGGCCCTAGCCTATTCGGCCTTGACCCTACCCACACCCTCACTCTCCCCTCTACCGCCACAGGCATAGCTCTCTACAACACAGCAGACCAGACTACTAACTATGAGCGAGTAAGGCAGTATTGGACAGGGAATGTATACAACATCTACGGCGAAATAGCTGGTACTGGGTCAGTAAGGGTAATAAGGTTATCCGCTTTTGGCAATGCTACACAGGCTCTACAGCTAAATGCAACGAGTACAAGCGGTTTTATACAGGCTATAGGCACAAGTAGCACCGCGAGTGCTATCGTGTTAAATGCTTCAGGCACATTAAGCTCATCAAGCGGTGTTCAGTATGGCATAACAGTACAGCCGACGCTCAACCAATCAAGCACAGCAGGTTATACAGCTCTCCTCGTCAACCCAACTGAAACAGCTACAGGGTCGGGTACTAAGCTACTGGCTGACTTCCAGGTAGGGGGTACATCACTAGTAAG